TGTCTGAGCTTATGTTAAATAGAACTAAAATCGATTGGAGTTTAGCAACAGCTACTTCTGGCGACCAAATTTTAACTGGTGAAGCTTTTCTTTCATCAATTGAAATAGCGTCTGAAATGGAGTCTCCAGTAACATATTCTGGTTCAATGACAGTAACCGGTGCAATTACTTCTGGAACAGTTTCATAATTAAAATTTTAAAATCATGGCGAATCAAAAGAGAGGTTATTATACAACCATGCTTGGCGGTAAAAAAAGAACACTACATTTTTCTTTTAACTTCTGGGCAAGCTTAACAGAATTGTTAGGTATCACATTAGAAGATATTGGAAAAATATTTGAAAGCGGATTTAATATGTCTGCATTTAGAGCAATTATATATTGTGGCGTCCTTACTTATGACCAAGAAGAAGGCAATGAAATTGATTACAATGAATATAAAGTGGGCTCTTGGTTAGATGATGTTAGTCCAGAAGAAATTGAAAAAATATTAACCGCCATGACCAATACAAGAATTTTAGGTAACGACCTAAATATGGGTATTGAAAGAGCTTCACAAGAAAAAAAAACAACGAAGAAACCAAACAAGAATTAAGCTGGGATAGTCTGCTTGATTATTATATTGGTCAAATAGGAATCGACCCTAATAAATTTTGGAAATATACATGGAATGAAGCCCAGCTATTAGCTGAGGCTTTTCATATTAAACAAAATTATGAATGGGAACGCTGTCGATTTATTAGCACAATGATATACAACAGCAATGCCTCAAAAAAATCTCAATTAATAAAGCCCGAAAAATTATTTAGTTTACCACAAGATAAATTATATAAACGAGCTAAAAATGTTGAGGCTCCAACAGTTGAACAAACTCGTTTGTTTGCGCAACAGGTTGAAAATTTAAAGAATAAAAAAGTGTTCAAAATTTAGTATTTTTGTTAAAAAGCATTTAACATGGCGCAGCAAAGTTTACGGTTTAATTTATTAGCAAATACAGCAGGCTTCACGGGAGGACTCAAAAGAGCTTCAATGAGAATGACAGCTTTTGGAAAAAAGATAACAGCTGTTGGAATGAGAATGAAGGCAATGACCCTTCCTATTGCTTTAGCGGGAATTGGCGCAATAAAAATGGCGGCAGACTTTGATAAAGCAATGACTAAGATTAAAACGCTTGTAGGTATTGCGGGAGACGAAGTTGACCAAATGGCTAATAGTGTTAAGTCAATGAGTAAAGAGACAGCAGTGAGCTCTAAAACAGCTGCAGACGCATTATTCTTTATAACCTCAGCAGGGCAAAGAGGAGACACGGCTTTAAAGACATTAAATATTTCTTTAAAAGCAACAGCTATTGGATTAGGTGAAACTGAAACCGTGGCAAGATTATCTACAGCCGCAATGGCTGCTTATGCCGCGCAAAATTATACTACAACTCAAGCTACTGATACTTTAGTTGCTGCGGTCCGTGAAGGTCGATTAGACGCCACTCAGTTAGCTGATTCTATGGAAATGGTAATTCCTGTAGCTGCAGAAATGGGAGTTAACTTTAATGAGCTGTCAGCAGCATTTGCGGCAGTCTCAAGAACTAATTCAAATGCTTCACAAGCTGCAACCGGTTTAAGAAGTATAATGACAACTTTATTAAACCCAACTTCAGGTGCCCGAGACCAATTAGAAAAAATGGGTTTAAGTGCAGACGAAGTAAGACAAAAAATTAAAGACGATGGATTGCTTTCGGTCTTAACTGAATTATCAAATAAATTTGAAGGCAACGCAGACGCAACAACAGCGGTCTTTGGAAACGTTAGAGCCTTAGTTCCTTTGCTTGCCTTAACTGGTCAAAACGCAGAAGCTGTTAATGGTATATTCGAGCGAATGACTAACACAACTGGAATGACTGATAAAGCTTTTGCTGAGCTACAAAAATCTGCAGAGTTCCAATTAAGAAAATCAATAAACGCTTTAAAAGAAGACTTCAAAACATTTGGCGCAAATCTTATGACAGTTGTTGGCCCAGCTTTACAAAAAGCAATGGCATTTGTCGGAAACTTATTTAAAAAGTTTAATCAGCTTGACGGCGGAACTAAAAAATTGATTTTAGGCATAGGTGCGCTCGCTATGGTGCTTCCGTTTATTGTTAGTGGCTTTGGGCTTATAACTTCTGCAATAGGCGTTCTAATGAGCCCTGTCGCGCTTATAACAGCTGCTTTGGTTGGTATAGGAGTTATTATATATAAAAATTGGGCACAAATAAAAACAAGATTAGTTGAAATAGCTAATTATTTTATTATGCTTTACAATGAATCTATGGGCTTTCGTATTATTGTAGAAAGTATAAAGTTTGCATTTAAGACCGCTTTTGGTTTTGCCAAATTGCAAATATTAAACACTATTGAACATATTAAAATGATAGGAAAAGCTATCTATGATATTTTTAGTAGTGCTGGAGCAATAATAAAAGCTGCATTTACTTTAGACCGCGAAGGCTTAAACAAAGCGGTTAAAGAATTAGGAACTAATTTAAAATCAACATTTACAGAAGCTGCTCAGAATGGCAAGACCAATATGGACAACTTTATTAATGACACTAAAAATAATTTTAAAAACGCAGTTAAAAAATCAATTATTCCAGGCAGTGTCAATTTAGTAGATGAATCAGTTTTTGACAATTTTGAAAATACTCTTGAAGGAACGTTTGGAAATTTAAAAGATAAATTTAATAATTTATTTAGTGGTGGAGGTGGTGGAGGTGGCACACCCACAACTGAAGAAGATAATATAATTGTTCAAAATAATGATGACCCAGCAGGAAATGAAGCAATTGAAAAAAAGATTGCCTTGTTAACTCGTTTAGGAGTTACTGCGGAAAGCGCTAAGGAATCAATTGCAAGTTCCTTTGGCCAAATGAGTTCCAGTATAGTTGACTCCTTAGGATTAGCCGGAACAGCTTTAGGTGACTATTTGAACCAGTTAATGAATACAGCAACACAAACTTTAGTTGAAAATTTAAAAATACAAACCTCAGAGCAAACTAAAACCGCAACAAAAATTGCAGGTGACCAAGCGGTATTAGCCTCAACGCAAGTTGTTGACGCAGCTAAAACACTTTCGGCTACAACAACACAAGTAGCTAATGCTTCTTCTTCAGCTTCAGACTTAGCAGCCTCTGCAACTTCAGTCGGGGCAGCTGGTGCAGAAGCAACTGGTAATGCGGTTGTCTCTGCTACAAAATCCTCAAAATCATTTGGACCAGCAGCAGCTTTTGTATTACCTCTTTTAATAGCTACAGCTGTAACACTTGTTGCAAAGATGATGAAAAAAGCAAAGCCTAATAAATTTGCTTCTGGTGGTATTGTAAGCGGAACAACTCTTGGAATGGTTGGTGAATATCCAGGGGCAAAAAGTAATCCAGAAGTTATTGCTCCTTTAGATAGATTAAAAAACATGCTTCCTCAACAACAAAGTTCAAATATTAATGTTGGCGGAAATTTCACTGTTGATGGACAAGATTTAGTTTTAGCATTAGGTCGTGCAAACGAAAATGGAGAAAGACTTTAATTATGCCTTATATTGATAATTACAATACACGTTACAGATTATTTTTTTCTGATGTAGATGGAAACCCCAAAAGGTTAGATATTGACCAAAAAAATTATCCAAAAATTACTAATGTAAATTTAAGTTCTGACCAAATCCAATTAAGCGATGAAAATGACGTTGCATTAACTGCTAATTCTTTACCTTTTATAAACGAAATAACTTTAAGCAGTAGCGATTACAATGCTATTAGAAACCAGACGATAGGTTATGAATTTAATACTGGTGCTTTTAGTGTCAATGGAAGTATTGGATATTTTAAAGTGTTGTTTATAGATAATGATGACAATATAAAAACAATTGTAGTAGGCGTCAATGATGATGACGAAACAATAAGTTTTCAATATGCAACAATATTAGGCCCAAATTCAAGCGAAACAAGAGGCATTACCAATATTGTTGGAACAGGAAATCCTGTAATTATTAATTATACAAGCGGAGACATTTTAAAAAAAAATATTTTTGGAAGTAAAATGACAATTAATTTGTTTAAAAGATTTGATGATGAATTTGTAAATTTTCATGAATACCCAGAAAATGAATTTAAAATTAGATTATATAATGGCATAAATAAATTCCAATATCACAAATTAAATATTTTATGTCCAACCACTAATTTTTTAAGAAATCCTGATGACATAAACAATTACAGAGAAAGAATTACAAACGTAGAAGATAATTATTTATGTGATGTAAACGACAATTTTTTAGATTCAGATTTTCAAATTTATGCCACAAATAAAAGCAAATTTGTTGAACGAGTGCTTTATGATGCAGGAACAATAGAAAATGAAGATGCTATTTTAGGTGACATGGAAGAAATTGAAGATTGCTATTATCAAATGTTTTGGCAAGGTTATTTAGTTGCGGACACGTTTAAAGAATCTTATAAACCATATCCATATAAAATACAACTAACAGCATTAGACATGTTGGCAACAATTGACACTTTTAAAATAAATCCATATGGATATAATCGTTTGGGTGGACAACAATCTTATGGAAGTTCGGTAATGAACAACAGCACTTTTGATGCTATTGATTTATTGGGAAGATATTATTTAAATCAACCTATAAATGAAGTTAGTTATACAGGACAATCTCCAAATTTAGTTGGTCCGACAAATAGTTTATATCAATATATTTTTGTAGAAATGGATAGCAAAAAAGAAGATGAAGCAATTTCAATTACATCTCGAATGTCAGGTAATTATAATTATTTAGGTTTCAATGACAGGTTTACTTATGATGGAGTTACTCGAAACAATACTGTTGGGCAAGATGGAATTTTTGATTCAACTTACAATGTAAAAAATGGCAAAGCAATTGTACAGGGATTGTTAAAATATAAAAACGCGCGAATTTATCAATCATGGGGGCAAATTGTAGTTGCTTTAATTGGAACAGATAATCGTATTGTTAGAGACGCACCAAGTGCTCAAAATGGGCAAACAGGTAGTTTAGCAATGAATTATGGATTAAGTCAAGATTTAATTAATTACATGCAAAACCCAACAGCACACACTAACAAATATTACAAAATTGGACAACGTGTTCAAACAGGTAGTGGAACTATTAGAGGTATGCAAGAATATGTCGGTTATTTTGGGCAACCTATGAGCCAAAAAGTTAAATCAGATTTACAACCTGTAAATAATGATTTTCAAGTTGAATATTTAGCGCCATTAAAAGATGTTGCAATTGAAGTTGATAGGTCAATTTTAAATAAAGTTTTAGGACAAGTTGCGGCTAATCCAAGTATGGAATATGATTCGGGTTTTGATGTTAACAATGGCTCAATAAAAATAAATGACAATCCAAGAAGTGGAAGAAAATCATATAGCACCACGAGTTATTATGTAAACAATCCACCTCAAAATTCCAGTGGTTTATATCTC